ACACCTATATCAAACAGGTATTATATGAATTTGAATAAAATAAATAATAATAAACACCAAATTTAAAGAGGGCTTCGGCCCTCTTTTTTTATTTAAAAAATATCCATATAATTACATAATTCCTTCTAAAACCATAAAATCAATAAATAACTAAAAGAATTTTATAATATTTCCATTTAGGAGGAATAAATTAATGGGTTTTTCACTATCACCAGCCGTTGTAGTAAATGAATACGATCTAACGAACGTAGTTTCTATTGCTTCCGGAACCACTGGCGCACTTGCGGGTATTTTTCCTTGGGGTCCAGTCAATAAGCGTATGCTTATAGGAGACAAAAATATCCTAACGTCTACTTTTGGTAAACCAACAAACAATAACTATGAAACATTTTTTACAGGATGGAACTTTTTAGAATACGGGGACTCCCTTATTGTTGTTCGTGCAGCTAATACGTCTACTTCTAATGGTAGTATTTCTGCTCTAAACGCCGTTGCAAATACTGGTCCAGTTGCAAACATTGTAAATAATGTTGTTCAAAATACCACAACGTTTAATAAAAATACATTCACTGATCAAAATGTTCTGTTTGTTGCAAAATATCCCGGTTCATATGGTAATTCATTAAGAGTTGCGGTATGTGACTCTGTTGCCGCTTATAGTTCAAATGTTGCTCTATCTGGTGTGATTAGCTCCGGTGCATCTTCTGGTAACTCTTATGTTGGAACATTGACTATTCCAGTTGGTTCCAATACTGGTTCTATTGTAATTACTGCTGCGTCAAATACTTACTCAACTGCTGCTGGTAATACGTTCGCAGGGCAAGTAATTTCCGGGTTTTCTGTTGGAGATAATATTATTGTAGGAAATCCATTAACTGTTGGTAGCCAATATCTAAATGTTTCTGGTATTGCTAATGCAGTAACAAACTCAACTGCAACTGTTGTTAATTTAGAGTTTGCTACTCCTTATCGTCTAGCGGCAGATCATACATCTGGAACGATTAATAGAACTTGGGAATTTTCTACAGCGGTTTCTGGCGCTCCTGCACAGTCATGGTATGTTACTCAGTTCGGTTCCAACACGGCAGTTGTTGATCAGGTTCATGTAGTTGTTGTTGATGACAACGGAGTATTTTCTGGAACTCCCGGTACAATTTTAGAAGTGTTCGAAAACCTAAGCAGAGCTACCGATTCTACTACGTTTGATGGTCAAAATAATTATTATGCGACTGTTATTAATCAGGCGTCAAAGTATGTTTGGTCTGTTAATGATCGTGTGGGCGCTCCTTCTGCATTAGCATCTGTAGTTACCTCATCTACAAATCTAGCACCATTAGATTTGAATTTTAGTCAAGGTACTGATGGTTATACTGAACAAAATGCTCCACTACAAACAATTGCTTCTGGATACGATTTATTTGCATCAACAGAAGATGTTCAAATTGCTCTTGTTTTACAGGGAAAACCTATTGGTGGTTCTAATGTAATTGATGGTGTCACATATAATAATTTTCAATTAGCAAATTATATTATTGATAATATTACGTCTGTTCGTAAAGATTGTATTGCTCTAATCTCACCAGATTTATCATTAACTTTAAATAATTCTGGTCTAGAAGCATTTTCTCTAGCCAACTGGCGTCAGAATGTTCGTTATGGTTCATATCATGTGTTCGACTCTGGATATAAATATCAATATGACCAATATAATAACGTATATCGTTATATTCCTTTAAATGGGGATATTGGTGGATTATGTGTTAATACAGATAATGTGGCAGATGCTTGGTATTCACCCGCAGGATTTAATCGTGGTCAGATCAAAAATATTGTTCGACTTGTTTATAATCCGCGTAAAACAGACAGAGACGTTATCTATTCTGCTGATATTAATCCAGTAGTGTCATTCCCCGGACAAGGGACTGTGCTATATGGTGATAAGACTGGACTTGGTACTTCTTCTGCGTTCTCAAGAATTGGTGTTCGTAGACTATTCATTGTAGTTGAAACAGCTATTGCTATCTCAGCACAATTGAGTATGTTTGAATTTAATGATGTGTTTACACGGAATCAATTTAGGAACATTGTTGTACCTTATCTAACATATGTTCAGGGTCGTCGTGGTATAACAGACTTTATTGTTGTTTGTGATACAACAAATAACACTGCACAAATTATTGATAATGAACAATTCGTTGGTGATATTTACATTAAACCCGCACGTTCTATTAATGGAATTAATCTTAATTTCGTAGCAGTAGGAACTGGCGCAACGTTTAGTGAAATAGAAGGACAATATTAATTTAGATACTTATCTGAATTTTACCATAAATACTCCTGTAGAAACATTTACAGGAGTATTTTTATGTCTATTTTACAAGAAAAGTATGGGTTCGTTTACATCTGGTATGACCGTAAACATAAAAGATTTTATATTGGTTGCCGGTGGGGCAGAGAAGATGATGGGTATATCTGTTCTTCTAAATGGATGAAAGACTCCTATAAGAGAAGACCACAAGATTTCAAGCGTAAAATTTTATCAACAAATATCATAGATAAAAAATTAACATTAGATGAAGAATATAAATGGTTAAAACTCATCAAAGATGATGAAATTGGTTGTCGGTATTACAATCTACATAATCATCATTTTGGTCACTGGTCTTCCGATCCTGATAAATTATTATCTATTAGTGAAAAGCTTTCAAAAGCTAATAAAGGTGTTTCCCGTAATAAAGGAAAAATAGTTTCAGAAGAAACTAAACAAAAAATACGAGAAACACTTAAAGGTAGAAAACTATCCAAAGAAACTTTAGCAAAACGCAATGGTCAGAAAAAATCAGAAGAAACAAAACAAAAGATGAGAGAAGCACATAAGAGAGAAAATCTCTCTGAAGAAACACTATTAAAAATGAGTCAAGCTAGTTCTGGTAGAAAATTATCTGATGAGCATAAAACGATACTTATAGAAAGTCGTATAGGTAGTAAACATTCTGATGAATCTAAAAATAAAATGAGTGATGCATTAAAAGGTAAAATTCCTTGGAACAAAGGGTTAAAAGTTAAAATAGCATAAATACTCTTAATAGATATATTACTATTTTTAGGAGGAAACTACATTGTCATTTGATATTAATCAGTTTAAACAGACAGGGCTAGTCTATCAAGGAGCTAGACCATCTAAATTTAATGTACTTTTCAATGCACCACCCGGATTAACAACTGGATTAAATGCTGCATCAATTGAAAAGTTCACATTTACTTGTCATTCTGCTTCTCTACCAGAATCAACTCTTGGTGAAATTGAAATCGCATATTTTGGACGTAAAATTAAAGAACCGGGAGACCGTACATTCTCTGATTGGGATGTTTCAATCTATAACGATGAAGATTTTGGTGTTCGTTCTATGTTTGAAAGCTGGTCAAACGCTATTAATGCGTTGCAATCTAACATTGCAACTACAAGTGGTTCACAGGAAGATTTTAAAACTGATCTTCTAGTTCAACAGTTCTCTAAAGATGGTGAAATTATCCGTTCTTACTCAATTATTGGAGCATTTCCATTAACAGTTGGTAAAATTAATCTAAGTTGGGATACCCAAAATACAATTGAAGAATTTGACGTATCATTCGCGTATGATTACTGGCTTCCTGTAGTCGAAACATCAACTAAAATTGCTGGCGGAACTAATCCATATCTTGGTGCAGCAACAGTTGTTGTTCCCAACTAAATTTAAATTATAAAATTTAACATAAATAATGGTGGGGAACGAAAGTTTTCCACCATATTTTGTTTAACTCTAAAGGATATATTATTAAATGGCTACATTATTTGGATGGCAATTTAAAAGAAATGAACATGAAGATACTAAAATTGAATCATTTGTTCAAAAAGACCATGATGACGGGGCACTTGTGGTTGCGGGAGGAAGTTATGGTACATATGTAGATTTAGATGGTTCTATTAGAACCGAAGCAGAATTAGTATCAAAATATAGAGAAATGGCATTACACCCGGAAGTAGATAATGCCATTGATGAAGTTGTAAATGATTCTATCTCAACTGATGATGATTATATTGTCAAGATTCTTTTGGATGATCTTCCTTATAATGATGTTATTAAAAAGGCAATTGAAGAATCCTTTGATGAAGTTCTCGATATGCTTAATTTTAATAACCAAGCATATGAAATCTATCGTAGATTTTATGTTGATGGAAGATTATATTATCATGCAGTTATTGATGAAAATGATCCAACAGCCGGTATTAAAGAAATTAGATATATTGATCCTCGCAAAATTAGAAAAATACGAGAAGTTTTAAAACGGCCAGCAAGGGGTCAGATTAATGTTGCAGTTGAAAATGGCGCTATTGATAAATTAATGAATGAATATTATATCTTTAATGACAAAGGATTTAATATTAAAGGAAATACCAATAATGGTCCCGGTGTAGCACAAGGAACGACAGGTTTAAAAATTGCTCCTGACGCTATTATTCAGGTAACATCTGGACTAACAAACACAGATGGTACATTAGTTCTATCATATTTACAAAAGGCTATTCGTCCATTAACACAGTTAAGAACAATGGAAGATTCTCTAATTGTTTACAGACTAGCTAGAGCGCCAGAAAGACGTGTTTGGTATATTGACGTTGGTAATTTACCAAAAGCCAAAGCCGAACAATATGTTC